GTCAAGGATAAGATTAGCGGTACAGCTACACAGGTTAGTCAGCTTAATAATTCGTACGCTATTAAAAATCTGAACAGTTCTGGTGACATCTTGTCGCAAGCCAACCTATCATCTGATTTATTCTTGCTTGAAGCGGCTAAAATACGTTTGAAGGGCAAGACCTTGGCGGATGAAATTCAGGCTATCGATGGTAAATTTGGTACGCTATTTGTTGCAGACGGTACATTTGCCAAGCTTAATGCCACCGTCATCGGCTCGCAGGCTATCACAGCCGACAAACTGAAGGTGGACCAGGCATTTTTTGACAAGTTGATGGCCAATGATGCCTACTTGAGACAGCTTTTTGCCAAGTCAGCTTTTATCACCCAAGTTCAAGCCGTCACATTGTCAGCAAGTAAGATTTCAGGTGGAATTTTAACAGCGACCAACAAAGCTATGGAAGTCAATCTAAACGCTGGTCAAATCTTGTACTATACGGACCAAGCAGCTCTCAAACGTGTTTTAACCGGCTATCCTACCCAGTTTGTCAAGTTCGCAACTGGTACGGTTACTGGTAAGGGCAACGCAGGTGTGACCGTGATTGGCTCCAACCGTTGGAATTCCGAGTCCTCGAATGATGGCGGATTTGTCGGAATTAGGGCTTGGAACGGTCCAAATATTGACCAAATCGACGTGGTTGGAGATACGGTCAGATTAGCAAGCTCGGCGTTTGAGTCAGCGGATGGATGGAGTGTCAATACCTTGCCTGGGAAATTAGACATCGATGCATTTAATGCTAAACACCGCGCTTCGTCCAAGATAAAAGTTGGGGATTTGTGGTTGTGGAAAAACGCTACGACATACTCGAGCATGAGAGATACCATAAATTTGATCATCGACAACTTACAGCTATTACACAACAATAAATCGACAGAGAGGGGTTATAGCTATACTCTACCAGCAAAAGTTTAGGAAGGAAATATTTAAAATGAACCAAGAACAAATCAACCAAGCGCTACGCTTGACTAATAACGACCTCGTGGCAAAACTGTCAGAGGAAATGACAACGAAGAACTTGTTAGCTGTCCAGTTGACAGAAGCTCAGCAGACTATCGCTAGTCTGCAGACAGAAATTAAGGAACTCACACAGCAACTGGACGAAGCTACTAAACCAGCGGAAGAAATCATCGAAGGAGAATAATCATGACTGAAACTACTAACAATACTTTACTCGACTTATCAACTATTACAGAACCATTTGACCTTGCTACTGCACTCGTCTACATGAAAGAGCACGGAGAATTTATCCGCTGCAAGTCATCAACGCAGGATTTCTACATGTATCGCGATGTGCAGAAACGTCCTGCAATCGTAAACGGTCGTCGCAAGTTTGTCGACGTGGAAACCATCTGGGCTTTTAATCAATGGGGCGGTACCGCTGCGACAATTAATATTGCTGATATGCTCAACGAAGAGTATTGGATCATGAAATTTGATGAAAACGGAAATCCAGACTGGACAGAACCAACAGCAGGAGCGGAGGCGTAAAGCATGGTTATAATGTTATCTAAAATGCCACCGCATCCTTCAGGGATGTTTGATTTTCTACGCGAGCTTATTGCAACAGAGGACGGTCTTGTCCTCTTTTTGCTTAGCTTAATTGTGGTCATGGAAATCGTTGATTTTCTGTCAGGTACCTTTGCTGCTATGATTAATCCTGGCATTGAGTACAAGTCAAAAATTGGCATCAATGGTCTTATCCGTAAAATGATGGGCATTATCTTGCTGACAGTCTTAATTCCAATGTCGGTGCTTTTGCCTGAGCAGACGGGCGTGGCGTTTCTTTACACAATTTACGTTGGGTATCTTATTTTGACATTTAAGAGCTTGGTAGAAAACTACGGTAAAGCAAAAGGGGATACAAGTATATTTGCTAATGTGATTTTAGCGCTTGAAAAATTAGTTAGAAGCGAACCTAAAACCCTTGATGCCAACAAAATTTCTACTGGCAAAATTTCTACTGGGACTATCCAGTTTGATAAAATGAAATTAGATTTGGGCGAGGGGAATCTTTATTTTGAAGGAGAACAAGATGACAACAGTAAATGAAGTAGTTAATTTTGCCAAAGACCTAGCCAACCGTGGACAAGGTGTAGACTATGATGGTTGGTACGGTAAGCAGTGTGTAGACCTACCTAACTGGATTTGCGGAAAATTCTTCGGCAAGCCTTTGTGGGGCAATGCCATTGATTTGATAAAGTCAGCCAAGCAACATGGTTTTGAGGTACATTACACACCTACCTCTGACCGTCCTCGACCGGGAGCTATTTTCGTCAAAAACTACTGGGCAGGTGACGGTATCAACTATGGGCATACTGGTTTGATTATCGGAGTTAGTGGCAATACTGTCCAAACTATTGAGCAGAACCTAGTTGGTAATCTGTCTGTCGGTGGACCTGCTCAATATGCTAGCCAGCAAATCAGCAATCTTGTTGGTTGGTTTTATCCGCCTTACAGCGACTCTGCTGCAGTGGCAACACAGGCAAGCAGTGGCAATCTTGGTAAGATTAAAGACGAGCAGGGGACAATGACCGTTAAAGTATCTCTACTCAATGTCCGAGACAAGCCTGGTCTAGACGGTAAAGTTGTCGCAACGTACACGCATGGCGAGCAGTTTAATTATGATTCGGTCTATATTGCCGATGGATACATTTGGGTATCGTATGTTAGCCGTAGCGGCGTACGTCGCTACGTAGCGGCAGGCGAGGAATCAAACCGTCGCAATGTTGTGCCTTATGGCACGTTTAAATAGATTTTCATTTTTAAACTTTTTCGCATTTTTACCATTTTTGCGCTTTTTGAGAAATATAATTAAGGACATGATAGCTATCAATCACTGTCCTTTGAAAATTGAATAATATTTTGAAGTTTTTTTCAAAAACCTCTTGACTTTTTGGGTGAACAGTTATAAAATAATTGTACACCCAAAAAGGAGGTGATGAAATGGGTAAAACCATTGGAAGACCTAAAAGTGAAAACCCCAAAAATAAGCAAATCAAGATAAGGATGACAGAACAGCAGTTCCAAGACTTAGAAGACGTTGCTGAACAAAAAAACATGACCAAGACAGAAGTGGTCATGCGTGGGATTGAACTTGTTAAGTCTGAGAAAACAAAATAGCCTAGAACCCCGGTCGCCAAACTAGTGGTTCTAAGCTATCGCTCGAAAGAATCTCTTTCTGAAATCATTATATCAGAAACGAGCTTCTTTGTCATACCCAAAGGAGTTTTTATTATGTCAATTTACGAAGAAGTCGAACAGTATCAATCAATGAACTTTGCTGATTGTTATCAAGACGAGTATAGGGTCTCAGAATTTCACGACCTAACACTACAGGAAAAACATGATTTGTATTGTATGGCAAATCATGCAATGGAACAAGGAAAATCACTCATTGATGCTATTGCACAAGTCTTTGTTATGGGAAGAATCGCAGGTATCAGAGCAGAAAGAAGCAATTAAAACGAAAGGAAATGAATATGGAACTACAAATTTTTAAGAATGAACAGTTTGGAGAAGTTCAACTTGTGGAGATTAACAATGAGCCTTGGTTCATTGGTAAAGAGATTGCGGAGATTTTGGCTTACAAAGAGCCAAACAAAGCAATCACACGACACGTTGATGAAGAGGATAGGACGAAACATCCTATCCTTACAAAAGGCGGTCTACAAGATAGCTATATCATCAACGAAAGTGGTCTCTACTCGCTTATCTTGAAATCTAAGCTACCACAAGCTAAGCAGTTCAAACGTTGGGTCACATCAGAAGTCTTGCCAGCTATTCGGAAGCATGGTGGTTATCTGACAGATAACAAGCTAGAGGAAGCGTTGCTTAATCCAGATACGCTCATATCGTTAGCAACTCAACTGAAAGAAGAAAGAGAAGCACGTAAGCAGCTTCAAGTAGCGAATAGTCAACTAATGGTTGACAACCAGATTATGCAACCAAAGGCCCAGTATTTTGATGACCTAGTTGCCAGAAATTTGTTGACAAGTTTCCGAGATACAGCTAAAATGCTAAAAATCAAAGAGCGTGAGTTCATTAATTGGTTACTGGACAAGAAGTTTCTGTACCGAGACAAGAAAGGGAAACTTGTACCATTTGCCAACAAAAATGACGGACTCTTTGAAATCAAAGAAACCAAGAACGAAAGTACAGCTTGGAAAGGTACACAGACCCTCGTAACACCTAAAGGACGAGAAACCTTTAACATTCTATTGAGAGTATAAATACAGAATTCCCCAGCGTTTGCTGGGCTTTTTTGTTTGCCCGAATTTCAAAAAAATAGCGTTTTTTTGATTTTCGACAGCCTAAATAGTTGCCATCTTGCTGGACATTTTGCAAAATTGCCATTTTGACAAATTAGTTTGCTAGAATTGATTTCTATTTGCTCAAAATAGGCAAAATGACAAAATAGCAAAAGCCCTCAGCGTTTGCTGGGGGCTTGTTTTTGTTTTATATTGCCTAGTGGCTCAGAATTGCCCTGTATAGCGTTTTAATTGCCTGATAGGGTAAATATACCAGAACGCTATAAAGTGCTTAAAAACGCAAAATAAGGACGTTTTCAGAATGGTTATGTATTAAAGTAAAAACCCTAGCGGTTTGCTAGGGTTAAAACGGTAAGTTCATCGGGTGGTATAGCGTGATATTTCCAAGTAAGTCCTGAATGTCAGTCTTGAGCGTTTCGAGGTTGTTGCGGTCGCCATCACTTTCATAATAACGTGATACGATTGCTTCAAATTGCTTGGTTAGTTGTTCGTTTCCAGTTCCTTCTTTAATTTCAAGAGGGTGGTGTACGCTGTCAAAATCAGAATAATCTGCCAACTCCCAAGCGGTATTGTAGATGATTTTGTCTGTTTTCTGTTTAGTTGTATTTTGTTATATCTTCGTAAAATTGATTCTCAAGGGTCATGATTCTTTGAGATAACTCAGCGGAGTCAACCTCAAATAGTTCAACATCGCAGTTGCCGAAGTGAAGAACTTTCGGGATTTCTTCACTTCCTTTGCAACGTTTTTTGATGGCTCTGGCTGTATCTGCATCAGATAGGATGCAGTAGTTTTCTTGTTTATGGTTGATATACAATCCTGATAATTGTCTCATGTTACTAACTCCTTTTTTTGATAAATCGAGCCGCCGTGTAGACGGCTCTGTATTTGTCTATTCTGTCACCGTTTCAAACTACAAGATAATCGCCTGTGCTAAATTTCGGTTTACACGCCCGACTTTTTGCCAAATATCACCAACAACAAAGCCGTTACAGTCTCGTTTGATATCGCTGTAAGATACCCTGGCAAATATTTCAGTCTCATTTGTTTCTTGATTCCACGCAACGCGATAGCCTTGCGAGATTAATTCTTTGATTAATTTATTGTTTGCTTTAATGTTTTCTAGATTTGTCATGTTGTATCTTCTTTCTATGTTAGTGTTGGCTTCTGTAAGGGTTGTTCATTTCGTCTTCTGCTTGTTTGTACATTCCTTCCGCGAATCGGTCTGCAATTCGGCATGATGCGCTGGAATAGCTGTTTAAAGTGATGCAGTATTCTGAACCGTCTTTCATGTAGCATTGAGTTTTTTTATTTTTTAAAATAGTTCCTTTGTCGTATCCGTTTAACTTTTCGATTGTTATAGTTTTGGCTGTTACTTTGATGACTTTATAAAAATCGTAGTTGGTTTGGTCATATCCCCATGTTGAGCAAAGCACATCACCAACTAGCGCGCCGTGTTGATTGATACTTGTTTCAACTTTGATTTTTGTTTTTGCTGGTTTCAAGCTCGCTTGGCGCTTAGCGTTAAATGCTTTAATGCGTTCGTTCATTGCGATTAGTTCGGGTGTTAAGTTTGTCATGATATTTTCCTCCCGGGCTTTTGCCCTTGTTATTTATTTTTTTATGGCTAGCAGACCCTTGCAAGTCTGCTGACAGCTTTAACTGTGTAGCCTTATTGATTATTGAGATGTGCTAACGGCACCTGGATATATTTATAAGCTAGATGACTTGCTAGTGTTTCTTGGTAAGTGCTGCCATCTTCAAACGTGGTAATAACTGGGATCTGGCTGATGCCAAAAAGTGTAATTGTGATGAGTATGATCGTGATTATTTTTTTCATTTTGTAGCCTCTTTTCTTTTTTGATAAATCGAGCCGCCGTATAGACGGCTCTGGTTTAGTGTGCTTCAAGTGTTGCTAAGCCGTAAGCGAGGTCATACACGTCTTTTACTGTACCACCTTTACGGAAGTCGTCATTGTTTTCAGGATTTCTAACAACGTACTCGCCATAAGTTGAATAAAATGTTACTGACAGAATGTGTTCGCCGAGCTCCTTGCGGATTTCTTTGCCTGCTTTGATTTCTTCGAGTAATTGACTAGCTTCATCCATTTTTGAATTTACTAATTCCTCAAATACATCCATGTCATATTCCACATTATAGATGCTAATACCTAGCTCTTTTTGAAGGAGCTTCGCTACTTGGTGGCAACTGATTGACAAATCTTTGATAGTGATATAGCCGTCTCTGGCAGAAATTTTTTGAGTTTTGAAGCCGTTGTTTTTAAGGACTTGTTTGATTTCTTTAGCTGTGTGTTTCATAGTATGTACCTTCTTTCTTTTTTCGAGGTACTAAAAAAGTACCTGATGGGGTTTACTAATCAGGTACTTCATGATATACTATGTATACCTTGCTAGTACCTTGGTATTAGTATGGGGCTTGCGATAGTCTAAAACCAAACTTTGGTCGGGGAGGTTTTAGGCTATTTTTATTTTTCTATTTTCGAAACTATCCAATCCGCTACGGTCATACCGTTATTATGTGCCGATTGTTTTATTTGGTTTCTTTCTTCCTCTGTTACTCGTATATTTAGCAACTTGTTTCTTTCTCTGCCTGTTGGCGGTCGTCCTCTTGGGCGTTTCGGTTCTTGCATTTTTCTGCTCCTTATGTTATACTTATGCCAAGGGTAGAGGCTGAGAGTTTTCTCAACCTCTGAGGAATTAGAAGAAGAGTTTAATTAGTTCTAGAACAATAATGATTAAGTTAATAATTCCCGTTATTAGCTGAATCAGTTCTAAGCTGTTGAACTCTTTTTCTTTTTTCTTACGCCTATGCATAAGTTTCCTCACCCCCTTTCTACCCATGGCATCGTTCAGGGGGATTTGTTTTGCAAGCTCCTGAACTAGCTTACGAGATTATTATACGGCATAGCCGTTTAATTGTCAAGCATTTTTGTGCAATTTTTAAAAAAAAATTTTTAAAACACTCAGAAACCGCATAAGGTCAGGGATTTTGTTGTATATCATGTGTACCTGTTTAGTTGTCAAAGGGCTTTATCAGGTACGCAAAAAGCGTACTTGACTAGACCAAGCACGCATGATACAATATTAGTATCTTGCTACTTGGTAGTAGGGTGGTTCAGCTCTTAACGTGTCAGACGCCAATCTTAGTCACGTTAGGGGCTTTTTTATTTCTTTATGGTTTAAGTTTATCATACGCTCAAACGTATGTCAAGAGAAAAGATAATTTTTTTTAAAATTTTTTCTTTTCTTCTAAAATTAAATCTTCTAACTCTTCAAGGTCTTCTTTTGTAGCCTTGGTTCTTACGAAGTTTTTTGCTGTACTCTTTGCGCTAGTGTATAGACGTTTCTGTCTATTTTCCTCGCTTGCGTGATAGTAGCGTTTATTCGCTTCATTCTGTTGGGCTTGCGTTGCGTATCCCTTACGCTTTTTTTCTTGCATTTTGGTACCTCCTTTGTTATACTATTATCAAGGGTAGGGAAAGCCTCACGGCTTGCCCTGAAAAAAACTTAGGCGAAGAGCTTGAAAACAAACTCAAGGACGATACAGATAATCGGAGCGACTGCAATCGCTAAGCTTATCCGTTCAGAGCGTTTCAGCTCTTTTTCTTTTTCTAAACGTTTCCGTCTAGACAAATGTTTAGCCATAAGTTCATCCCCCTTTCTACCCTTGATATAAGAATCTCGGGGGATTTCGAAAGTCTGTCACCCTTTCGATGATATAAGTTTATCATACGCTCAAACGTATGTCAAGAGAAAAGCGAAAAAATTTTAAATATTTTTTTCACGCTCTAAAATTAAACCTTTGAGCCAATTCAAATCATCAGAAGTAGCACGCTTTAAAATAAAATTCTTAGCGTGACTTTTTGACGAAGCATATAACGTTTTTTGTCTAGCTTCTTCACTAGAACGATAATAGCGCCGATTCGCCGCATTCTGTTGCTCTTGCGTTGCATAGCCCTTACGCTTTTTTTCTTGCATTTTGGTACCTCCTTTGGTATACTAATATCAGAGAAAGGGCTAGGCTAGTAACCTAGCCCATGGAAGAATTAGAGGAAGAGCTTGATAACAAACTCTAGGACGATGCAGACAAGTGGAGCGACGGCAATCGCTAGACTTATCCGTTCAGAGCGTTTCAGCTCTTTTTCCTTTCGCCTTGCGGCTTTCCTACTTTTCATTTCTTCCACCTCCCTTCGTCCCTGAAAAGCGAGGGAGCAAGTGGATTTCAAAGACGTTTCTGCCTTTGATGGTTATATAGTATCATACCTTGCGAAGTATGTCAAGCATTTTTATAAAAAAATTTAAAATATTTTTTAAACACTCAGAACAGTATTAAAAACAAGCGTCAAACTTATCTGATTTTTGGATAAGTTTATTTTTTTGGCTTTAAATGGTAGAAAGTTTGTCAGGTTGACGCAATAAAACGCATAATATCAAGCGTTTGAGCTGTTTTTTATGTTGTTCTGTCAATTATAACGTAAACCTAAAACAACGCTAGCAGACGATAAAGGGAGCGGGATGGCGATAAAATTCGGAAATACCCCCAACTTTTTTGAACGGGGGTGGGTTTGTTCGGGATTCAACGACGCCGGCCTCTTCCGTGCACAATTTTCCCTTTTTGAAATTTTTGAAGGTGTCAATATGGTGTAAAAATACACAAAAAGCGAATAAAAAGAACACCTAATCCAGTAGGTATTCTCAAAAATGTATTGACTAAATCAGGAGCTTTATGTTACAATAATTATAGAGTGATAACCAAAGTGTGGAAACAATTCTTGAAACAACTGTTTTGAAAACACTTTGAAAACTCCCACCAGCTCCATATATGGAAGATTACTCAAGAGGCTCAAGAGGCCGTGTTGGAAACGCGGTAGGCGTGTAACAGCGTGCGTGGGTTCGAATCCCATGTCTTCCGTATGGCAAGAACGATGAAAATCGTTCTTTTTTCTTGCACTTGAAATTATCTAATAAGAATAATGTTCATTTTTTGTGGAGATTGTCTTGTATTTTGTCAAAAATATGATATGATAGTTAACAATCTACTTACGAAAGAGGAAGTGTTGATGTTGAATGTACAAGAATTAGCCAAGACAGAATTGCATTGCCATTTGGATGGTTCCCTATCTTTATCGGCAATCCGACAACTTGCCCAACTGGCAGAAATTTCCATTCCAGACAAGGATGAGGAACTCAGAAAATTGGTCAGTATCGAAGGCAAGGTGGATAGCCTGATGACCTATTTGAAAACTTTTGACTTTATCCGTCCACTCTTACAAACCCCAGAAGCATTGGAATTAGCTGCCTACGATGTTCTAGGTCAAGCATCAGAGGATGGAGTCCTCTATATTGAACTTCGCTTTGCACCAGAACTGTCGACGGATCAAGACTTGACTATTTTAGAAGCGGTCTCAGCAGTTTTAGTTGGACTAAACAGGGGGCAGGAAGATTTTGGAGTGGTTGCTAAACTTCTGGTTTGTGGTTTAAAGCAAACGAATACGAATCAAACGAAGGAACTCTTTTCGGCTATTGCTGATTTGGCACCGAAAGGATTGGTTGGCTTTGATTTTGCTGGAAACGAGGCAGACTACCCAACTCATGAGCTGGCTGAGTTGATTGACTACACACAATCTCTAGGTTACCCCATGACCTTCCATGCTGGTGAGTGTGGTTGCGTGACCAATGTAGCCCAAGCTCTGGCCTTGGGTATCAAGCGGATTGGACACGGAACGGCTCTTAGTGGTCAAGCTGAGACTATTCAGGCTTTTGTCAATAGCGGAGCAACGCTTGAGATGTGCCTGACTTCTAATCTCCAGACCGGAGCAGCTCAAACTTTAACAGACTTCCCCTATGAACAGCTGGTTCAAGCAGGAGCAAAGATTACCATCAATACTGATAATCGAACGGTTTCCAATACAAACCTAAATAAAGAATATCAGCTATTTATAGAGTATTTTGGAACTACCAAGGAAGAATTTCATCAATTCAATAGAAATGCTATTCAAGCAAGCTTTGCCAGTGAGGAAGAAAAGGCAAACTTACTTGATGTCCTAGCTCAAAAGTATAATTTGTAA